ACGGATTCTCCTCCTCCCCCTCCTCCTCCTCCTCCTCCTTCATCGTCGGCGCCTGTATTTCCATGGAAATTTCCGGGGATGAAATCGAATGCCAAGAATCCGCTTCCAATTGCGCGTCCGGCGACCACATTTTCTGGTCCATTGCCCGCCCATGCGGCGCCCAAAACGGCGGCGAAATCGAAATTGTCGCAACTATATCACGAGAAACGAATCGCCGCCTCCGCGACCTCCGCGACCTCGACGACCTTGACGTCGACATCGGCGACCTCCTTAAACTCTTCGTCGTCCGTGGCCGAGATCGAATATCAGCAAAAGTATCGTAGCAATCCGGATTTTGGCGGTGGCAGCAGCGGCGGCGGCGGCGGCGCCATATCCATCGACGAGAAACACACGGTGATGATGAATGAGTTTGAAGAAATCGAGAAAGAGCGAATTCCCCGATTGATCGCGGAGAAGGAACGCATTTGCGAACGTATTCGCGGCTTACACGAATCTCGATACGACGAGTACCTGGAATTGTGCGATACGCTCAAACAAATCAAGGCCGAGATCCGATCTTTAAAGAAGAAAAAAAAATCGTATCTCTTGGACAATGCGACGTACATTTTCCATTATTTCGAAGAGAAGAAACACATGAGTCAAGGGGCCACCCAGACGATGGGCGAGAAAAAGAAGAAATGCGTCCAGGCGTTCTTTAAAATCCAACTGGACGAGGAGTCTCCACGATCGGAGGAGCCCATCTTGGGAAATGATAAGTACAAGAATTCGCGCCAGTATTGGGCCAATGTGAACAATGAAATCATCAATATGCACGATTACATTGTGTCGACCGATGTGTGCGAGAAATGTCAGCGGGGAGAGTTGATCACCCAGGAAGACGAAGGGGCGTTCATATGCAACCATTGCGGGGCGATGGCCCAATTTATTGTGGATAACGATAAACCTACCTATAAAGAGCCCCCGGGGGAAGTTTCCTACACGGCGTATATTCGACTGAATCATTTTAAAGAAATTTTGTCGCAGTTTCAAGCCAAGGAAACGACGCAGATCCCCGAAGAAGTGATGGATGCCATTCGCGCGCGCATCAAGAAAGAACGAATTCAGGATTTGAGCGAGATCACGTACATGAAAACCCGCGACATTTTACGGAAACTCGGATACAATAAATATTTCGAGCACATTCAATACATCAATTGCAAATTCGGGATCAAACCGCCCACTATGGGCGAGGAATTGGTCGAAGTTCTTTGTATTTTGTTTATAGAAATTCAATCGCCGTGGGCCTTGCATTGCCCGAGTACACGAACGAATTTTTTCAATTACGCGTATACTTTGTATCAACTCTGTCGCTTAGTGGGCGCCGACGAATACTGTTCGTGGATCCCGTTGCTGAAGGATCCGTTGAAAACCATGGAACAAGACGAAATCTGGAAAAAAGTCTGCAAAGAACTCGGATGGAAATTCTTCCCGACGCCGCGAAACTGATCTAAAAACAGAAAAAAAGCATCGGAGGAAAAAAAAAAAGGAGCCATGATTACCGGAAGATCCCCGTCGAGAATCGCGTGTCCTTCCTCTTCCTCGGCAGCAGCAGCAACATCTTTAAAGATGAATACCTATCAGGAAGACGACGAAAAAGACGAAAAAGACGAAAAAGACGGCGGCGGCCGGGACGGCCATCGTGAACAACGGCCCATCTGGTGGAAGTTGAGTGGCGGATTGACGGGAATGTATGTGACTTGGATCTGTGTTCACTACGGAGCCGTGCATTTATACAGTGTGTATTGTGCCCCTCTGAGCATGCGCGGATTTTTCAGTACCATGTTTTTAGCGCCGGCTCCTCATTGTGAGTTGCTTCGTCGCGGAATTCAACTGGGAGGAGATGGTATTGGCCAAGTATGGAAATCGACGCTCAATACGGCGACCATGGCAGCGGTAGCATCAGCCACCGCCATGGCCGTCATTGGAATGTCCACTGATATATGGAATCGTGTGTTTCGTCGTGTAAAATAAACGCGATTTTGTCTTCACAACCACAAAATCGCGTATATTTCATTTCATAAGATTGTTTCCCTCCCGACGTCGTGATTAGCGAGGGAAATTACTTGGGGAAACCCATTGAGGACGCATGGGTTTGACTCTCCATCCTAGGAGTTCTCTTCTATAAAACGCATTGGAATGAGGCTCGATGGCCACATAGGAGGACGCAGTTTTCCCGATTTCGTAGGGTCTACCTGCTTTCTTGTCGCCTCCGCCGCCTTGGTTTTGGGCAACGAGACTGGAAATGTATCTTGCTTTTTTGGTGCCTCCGTAGTATACCATTTTTCTGTGTATTGTTTTGGATGGAGTTGAAAGAAAGGGGTGGGTGGGGGTGGGGGTGGGGGGAGGGAGGAGATAATGATATTATTATTATTATTATATTTTACCTCAAGATAATTTTTGTCATTGTACTGATATAAAATAAAATCGATAGAAGCGATGCTACAAAAAGAATTGTTTCGAACGATGTTCGACACGACCGCATCGACCGTCTCCAAACCCGCCGAGGATGGAGGAGGAGGAGGAGGAGGAGGAGGATCCATTCCATCTTCGTCATTTTTGACGGATGTACGTATCGAGTGTGGCGAAAACGGACGCGAAGTGTTTGTATTTGATCCGTACAATCCCCTAAATGAAGAAATCACTACGGCGGATCTGGAGAGAATTTTGCGGGAGTACGGATTAAACATTCCGGTGCACAACGAAGTTTTCTATAAACGCGCGTTCATTCATCGTTCTTACGTTCGTCGTCCGACGCTGGAAAATGAAGCCAACAATGTTCGCATCGCTCCGCAACCCGCGAACTGTCTTCCCCTGCGGCAAAAATCGAATGAAACGTTGGAATTTCTCGGCGACGGGGTGCTGGATTGCATTGCCAAATATTATTTGTACCGTCGATTTCCTAAACAAAATGAGGGATTCATGACGGAGAAAAAAATCGCCCTTGTCAAGAACGAATCTATCGGGAAAATCGCGTACGAAATGGGGTTGCATCGATGGTTTATTTTATCGCGGCATGCAGAAATGAAACAAACCCGAACGAATCTGAAAAAATTGGGTTGTTTGTTTGAAGCGTTCATTGGCGCCATTTTTCTGGATTTTAATCATATCCAAGTAAATGACGAAGGAAACTGGTTCCAACATGTGTTTCTGAGCGGCCCGGGTTTCCAGGCGGCCCAAATTTTCATTGAAACCGTGTTTGAAAAACACGTCGACTGGGCGAGTCTCATCGTCAACGACGACAATTACAAAAACATACTCCAAGTGAAAATTCAGAAGGAGTTCAAAGTGACCCCGGTGTATTTGGAAATGGACCCGACCGCCGACCAGCAGCATATTTCATCGTCGTCGTCGTCGTCGTCGACGGCGCCGGCAGCCGCCGGTGCGCTGCCCTCGCCACCTCCTTCGGGCATCTTTCATATGGGCGTGTTCCTGAATTTGGGATATCAATCCCACGAACTCCGTCCGGAAAATGCCATCCCCTTTGAAACCCTGAAAACATTTGCGCGTATCCACGAATCGGTGGCCAGTCCCATCCACGGCGGACGAATTTTCGTATTTTTAGGCGAAGGCAAACATAAAATCAAGAAAAAAGCCGAGCAAATTGCATGTGAAGCGGCCATCAAGAAAATTCGTTCTTTCTCCTCGGCGACGACGAAGATCTAAAAAAACAAAAATACATTAAATACAATAAATTGACCGATTAAAAAATGTGTTTATAGAGCAGACATCAAAACGACATTAAAAAAAATTAAAAAAAATTATGCCGTCTCCCTTGGATCTTTTATTTCTAGGCACGCGTTCTCGCACAGCAAACGATACAGATACCGATGCGGATACAGCCGCGGCGGGCGCGACCATTTCGCCCAACGACAATGACTCCTCGTCCACATTTCCCATTCTGGTGTCCGGAATCAACGCCGGGGACAACGAGGCGGAAATGGTTGAAGACATTACTATTCCAGCCGGGAAATTGACCAGGACCCAGAACGAGTCCCAGTCGCAGACCCAGCCGCAGTCCCCTCCTCAAATCTCGAAAGAAGAAATGGAACAGTATCTCCCCACCGGACTTCAAACATATTTGCGCACAAAATTTCCGGAAATCTTCGGCGGCGAAGAATATCTCGCCCATGCCGACCACGCCGTCAAACGATCCTTGCCCACTCTCCAATCTATTGTG